TCACGTGCTCGGCTGATTGCTGCTGATCAGATGGGTAAGGTGAATGGCCAGATCAATAAAGCGCGTCAGCTCTCCATGGGTGTTGAAACGTATGTCTGGCAAACTGCAAAAGATGAACGGGTACGTAAAGATCATCAGCATAAGCAAGGTAAAACCTTTCGATGGGATGATCCACCTACAGGTGGACATCCAGGTGAACCCATTCGATGCCGTTGTACTGCATTGCCAAATTATGAGGATATTTTGGTTGATTAAGCACCACCTTACGGCGATTTTTTATCATCTTGTTTTTCCATGACTGCAATTGTGAAACCTTTAAAGCGATAGCTTAATTCCATCATTAGATTTTCTGTTGGAATTTTTCCTATTATTTCATCGTGATTTTGAGCATCAAAGCTTTGCTCGAGACGAGCGACAATATCCGCATTCATTGAGCGGTTGTGTTCTTTGGCTGATTGAGCAATTTTATCCCGTAGTTCTTCTGACCATCGTAGTTTGTATTGGGGGTCTCTTTGATTCACGCTCACAGTTAAATACCACAGAAGTTTAAAAATACATAATAAAGTACCTCTTGGGTGCTTGACAATGGTCACCAAGAGGTACAGTATATAAAATGTACCTAAGAGGTACTTTTAAAAACCAATGAGGTAACTATGGAATCAGAGTTAAAAAAACGTCAGGGACAGCAATTCAAATTGCGTATTCCTGATGATTTATATGAGTGGGTTAAAAAGACAGCCCAAGAAAATGACCGTCCTATGGCTTATATCGTGAACCGTGCGATTAAGCAGCTTAAAAAAGAACAGGAGATTTGAGATGAACACACTTATCGATATAGGAAGTTCTGGGTTAATCCCTGTGATTGATGGAGATATAGGAGGAGAGGTTCAACCTTGTGTTGATGCTCGTACTCTACATAAATGGCTTAAAAATGGTGACATGTTTGCCAATTGGATTAAGTCACGAATTAAAACTTATGGATTTATTGAGAATGAAGACTTTGCTTTGATTTTGGAAAATACCAAAATCAAAAAAGGGCGTGGTGGTAATCGCCGTAGTGTGGATTATTTGCTAACTCTTGATGTTGCAAAAGAACTTTCAATGGTTGAAAACAACGAACAAGGTCGCATAGCTCGCCGTTACTTTATCAACTGCGAAAAAGTTTTGCGTCAGGCAGTGTTTGGATTAATGGATCAATTTAATAAGGCATCTATTGAATTTGATAAGTTTAGTGAAATTGCATCTAGTGCAGGGCGGACATTGAGTATTGTTGGTAAGCAATATAAGCCACAAGCAAAACAGAAAGTGGAAGAACTAAAAACGAAAGTTCAACCACATTTAACTCATTTGGAATTACATAATGATTAATTCAGGCAATAAAAAAGCCCTCTCGTCGTCGAAAACAAAGGGCTTTCAGTTGCTAATATAGGAATATTAACGATGAATAGTATGGTACAACCAAAAGAACAAGTCAAATCTTACGACGCCAGTGATGTATCCGAAGGCTACGCCTTGGCGTACGAGCAAGTGGCAGATCTATCCGTCATGATTGATGCTATCCGCAATAATCATGAAAAAACGGCCGAGTATGTAAAGAAGGTCTACAACGTGCCCGACACAGTATTTAGCGATATGAAAAGACTATTTGCAATTATAGAAGGTCTTGTTTCAGATAATTTGGAGTTTTCAAAATCTCAAGAAGATGCGTATCAAAAAAGATATGAGTCCATATCTTAAAATCAAAAATCTATAAAACCCACCACACGGTGGGTTTTTTATTGAGCCCAATTTATGAAAATTATCTATCACATCAAGATTGGTGACTTTGCACCCAGCGAGTCATCCCGCTCATTTACACAAGAAGGGTATTTAAAGTGTGTAAATGTACGTCTGGCCAAGGCACCTCAGGTACGCCAGTACTATGCATATGAGTTTCCTTCACTCGAAGGATATACGCCAGATCAGGTCATTAACGTTTACACCCCAGCGGATGAGCTATTTAAACCCGAAAGCATCAGCAGCTTTCAGGATGTGGATCTTACCGACTATCACCCACCAAAAAACGAGATTAACGCCTCTAACTGGAAGGAGTATCACATTGGCTATTGTGAGAACGTCCGGCAGGAAGGTGAGTATCTAATCGGTGATCTGCTGATTAAAGATAAGACCAGTATTGATCTGATCCAGAGCAATGAGCGTGTCGAAATGTCGCTGGGGTATGCGGCCAATCTGGTGCTTGAACCTGGTGTCGCAGAAGATGGCACGCCGTATCAGGCCAAATTTATTAATTTTTATGGCAATCATGTCGCGCTGTTGAAATACGGTCGCTGCGGTGGTGATTGCCGCATCGGTGACCAAAAACCAACTCCACAAGAGGAAAACACAATGGAAGTCATTGTAAACGGGATTCGTTTTGATATTGGCGATAACAAGCCACTTGCGGATGCCCTAAAGCTACAACAACAGCAGCTTGAAAACCTGAAAGCCGCAAAACTAAAAGTCGGTGACAAACAGTTTGCCATCGGTGACGAATTGCCAGCGGGTCAAGCAGTAGTAGACACCCTGCAGACGGAAAATGCACAGCTTAAGCAGAAAGTCGGTGATCTGGAAAAGAATCAGATGACCCCTGAAAAAATGGAACAGGCCGCAGCGGAACGCGCAACAGTGATTGCCGATGCCAAAGCCTTGGTACCAACAGTTAAAACGGATGGTTGCAGTTGTGAGCAGATCAAACGTGATGTGATTGCAGCCAAAGCCGGTGATGCACTGGTGGGTGCGGTTCTGGGCAGCGTCAGTGGGGGTGATGCCAAGCCTGAGCAGATCGATACCGTATTCCGTGCGTTATCAGCCGTAAAAGGCAAGATTGCCAGTAATCCTGTAGGCGACGAGCTGGACCATCAGCAGCGCCAAAATATTGGCGATCAGGACGGTCAAGGTGGTCAGGGTAATAACAATCAACAGCAGCAGGCTTATAGCAAAGCCGATGCATACAAAACCATTTAAGGCGGTGAATCATGTCAGTCAAACAATATGACACATTGCCAGGCGTTCGAGCCCGGCTAGTTAGTCCTGAGGACATTCTTTCCATCCCGGTCTCTGGTGCAACACTGGTCAATGACGGTGATGTCGTGGTGATCAACACCGATGGCAAAACGGTTTCAGCAGTTGCAGGTGCAAGCAATACCCGATTTGGCGTTATCGTGCGTCATGGAGTGGGTAAATCAGGTAAAACATCTGCGGGCAATGAAGCATACCAAGCCACTGATGTCGCGCCGGTCATGACCATTGGTGCGATCTGGGTGAAAACAACAGCACCGGTTACCAATATCAATGCCAAGGTCTATGTAAAAACGTCCAATGGCACCACCAACGCGCCGTTAGGTTCACTTTCATCCAGTGCGACCGATGGTACCGAGTTACCCAATGCATCTTGGGAATCAATTTCTAATGAACAGGGCCATGCCATTGTTCGCTTACGTGGGGCATAACACGCTATGAGTAAACTTGCACAAATGAAGCTACGCTTAACCCCCGTAGCTCAGGTGATTCAGGCCACAATCGGGGATGCATTCAACCTCGATTCACTGGCAAAGCTCTTCGTTAAAATCGAAGAAACCAACAACATGACACCTCAGCTAGAACAGGTCATGGACTATGCCAAATATATTCCGGTCACCAATGTGAACGGCGTATTTGGTGGCGGTGAAGTGCTATCACGTAAATGGGGCGTGGGCATTGGTAAAGACTATTCGGGTACAGGTGGTGATCTACCGCTCGCTGAAGTTGAATACGATACGGTTTCGTTGCCAATTAAGGTGGGTGTCATCTCGTACCAGTATTCGATTATGGAAGTTGCAGCAGCCCAGCAAATGGGAATTCAGCTCGAAGGTGACAAGGTGCAGGCAGCACGACTGGCTGCTGAAAAGCACCTAAGCCAGATTGCATGGTATGGCAACAGCTTGACGGGAGTGAAAGGCTTTCTGAACCAGACCGGTGTCACGGTGGTCACAGCACAGCACGACTGGGCCACGGCAACCATTGAACAGATCCTGTCTGACTTTAATGCCAGTTTGTCCGATTCAGAAGATCTATTTGACGGCGATATCTCGGTACAGCCTGATACATATCTGATGGCTTCGAATCAGTACTCGAGCTTATCGAATCGAGTGGTACCAGATTCAGGCGGTAAAACTTTCCTGAAATTTATTGAAGAAAACAATATCTTTGCCACACAGTCCAAGCCGCTCACCATTCGTGGTTTAGGCCGTTCAAATGGTAAGGGCACTGCAGGTGCAGACCGCTCGATTATTTATCGCCGTGATCCTTCATGTATCCAGATGAAGTGTGACGATGTGTCTTTCCTTGCGGCACAGCCAGATGGGCTGGATGTGAAAGTACCTGGTCACTACAAGTATCAGGGTGTTTGGTTGAAGCGTGTCGATTCGCTTCGTTATCTGGATCATGTATAAGGCTTGAATCATCATGAAATATTCTTATCTCTATAGCGGCTCTAATGCCGCTTTTGTTTTTTCTGGCCTTGCCACTTTTTCCAACGGTGTTGCGGCACTGGTGGATGAAGATGTGCACAAGCAACTTCAAAAGAACAAGTTTGCCAAGCATCTGCTTGAAACCGGTGAGCTTGAAGTCGAGGAGATCGCCGATGATGAGCCTAAAGCAGCGCCTAAATCTGGCCGTGGTGGTAAAGGTGGTAAACAAAACGATGCTGCAACGGATGCAGCCAAAGCAGCCGGTGAAACAGCTCTGGCCGCCGTAAAGTCTGAATTGACTGGTTTAGGTATCACCTTTAGCTACGATGAAAGCCTGGAGCAATTACAGGCAAAACTATCTCAGGCAAAAGAATAGGTGATGTATGGACCCGCAAGCATTTAAACAAAAATTTAAATACGACACAGCACTGCTAAATTTGCCAGATGCAGAGATTGCAGATGCACTCGAAGAAGCAGATCTGGTGGTGAGTTCGGTTGAATTTGGTGAGCTGAAAGAGCGTGCTGCGGGTCTATATGCAGCACATATCCTAAAAGTTGCACTCAAAGCCAAGTCAGGTAACGGCTTTTCAGATGCTTCAATTATGACGATTGCAGGTCAGAGCGTGAGTTATTCGCGCTCTAACACTGAAACGTTTTATAACCAGAGCATTTATGGCCAGCGTTATCTGGCGCTAAAAAATTCAATTCCCACTGCAGATGGTACCAACCCTAATTCATTGAGTGTTGGTGCATTTGTGGTTTAGGAGAAACGTATGCTTTTTAAATATCAGGCACCGGCTGGCTACAAAGCCACCTCCATTGAAATCGGTGGGCAGACTTTCGAGATATCTAACGGTTTAATCACGACCGATACAGACATTATTCATATGCTTAAGCCACTGGGTTTCGAGCGTTTCATCGAGCAGTCAGAAACAAAGAAGTCCACGACCAAAGCAACAGCCGAATAGGTGAGCCATGAGCGATACCCGAGTTGATGTAAACGTCAATTTTAACGATATGAATGATCGTATCCGGTTTGAAATCAGACGCACGATTAATGCCTTGACGTTAAAGTTACAGCGCACTGTTCAGGAAGATATGCTGACTGGTCAGCGGCTCAACGTTCAATCAGGTCGGTTACGTGGCTCAATCTCATCCAGAGTTGAAGAGGGTAAGGACTGGATCGAGGGCACTGTTGGCGCGGGCGGTGCCTTGGTTCCGTATGCATTTGTGCATGAGTTTGGATTAACCGGTTCCGTGGAGATCAAGGCTCATCTGAGAATGATCAAGCAGGCCTTTGGCAAATCAATTACACCGACACAGGTCAATGTGAAGGCTCATTCACGTAAGGTCAATCTAAGAGAACGGCGCTACATGCGCGATTCGCTGGATCTGATTGCCAAAATTGTTCCAAGAAATATCGATGCAGCAATTGAGCGAGGTCTAAATGGACAGTGAAGCAATATATGCCGCTTTATTTGAGCATCTTAAGTCCAAGATGAATGGGGTGGTTACGATCAGCCGCCGTTTACGGCATTTTAACAACGTACCTGCAGAACAACGTCCAGCGCTCTTTATTACTCAGGGCAATCAGCAAGAAATGGCTGTGCACGGACTGAATGCAAAAGTTGAACTGGCTGCCGAGGTTTATCTTTACATCAGTGAATCTGATAGCACCGTACCGCCTTCAACTCAGCTCAATCTTTACATTGATAAATTGCGCTTAGCAATCAAGTCAGAGTTCCCTGAGATATGTGAATACCAGACGCTTGGTGGTCTGGTTGAGCATTGCTGGATCGATGGAACGATTGAAGTTTACGAGGCAGTTGAAAATATGCTGGATGACCAAGGCATTGCCATTATCCCAATCCGGATATTAACCACCCAATAGTTTCTAAAATACTTTATGGCCGCCTTTCATGGCGGTTTTCTCATTTTTAAGAGGTCGTTATGGCTCAATATTTATTTGGTGCAGGCAAAGTCTTTGCTACACCAATTCAGGATGTCTATGGGCAGCCGATCAGTAATGCCACCCCGGTTGAAGTCGGTGTAATGCAGTCTGTATCGGTTGATATCAGTTACGATTTAAAATAGCTTTATGGCCGTGGCCAGTTTGCGGTTGATGCTGCACGCGGTAAAGGCTCTATCAAGTGCAAAGCCACCTTTGGCCGTATCAATGGTGCGTTACTTAACTCAATCTTCTTTGGTGGGATTATTGCCGAAGGTGGTCTGGATGTCGTTACGCAAACGATTAATGGTGAAGTCATTCCTTCTGGTGGATCTGTAACGCCTACTGTTCCTAACAGCGGCACATTTAAAAAAGATCTGGGCGTCACCGACGGTAAGGCAATCCCGCTCAAGCGTGTGGCCAGCGCACCGGTAGCAGGTCAGTACAGCGTCAATGAAATAACTGGCGTATATACGTTTGCCACTGCCGATGCCAACAAAACGGTATTTATCAGCTTTAAGTACTCAACTAGTGTGGCGGGTGCCAAGTCTGGAACTGTGACAAATCTGGATATGGGGTATACGCCAGAGTTTGCTGTCGATCTGATGCGCGATTACAAGGGCAAGTTCTTTGGGATGGAGTTCTTCCGCTGCGTGAGCAACAAGCTGGCATTTAGCTCGAAGCAGGATGACTACGATCTACCTGAATTTGAATTTCAGCCAATGGCCGATGACCTAAACCGAGTATTTAAATGGACCACTTCGGAGTAACACACATGCAATTTAAACAAGTAGAAACCCCGCGTGGTACAACCATTATCATTGACAGCCAGGCTTTTGTTTTCGCGCCGTTGTCGCTTGGTGCAGTCGAAAAACTCTTACCGGCATTACAGGGCTTTCAGCCAAATGATGTCGGTACAGTGATTGATGTGGCACATAAGTCTCTTAAGCGCAATTATTCTGACATTACTCGTGACGATGTAGCCGATATGATCTATATGGACCAGCTAGAAGAGGTGATGGGCGCAGTCATGTCTGTATCGGGCCTTACCGGTAAAGCTGATGCTGGTGAGTCATCGGGGGAATAAACTGGGAGGAGCTGTATACGCATTTAGTGCTTACACTCGGTAAAGACTATGACTATGTTCTTAACGAATTGGATTTTCCAAGAGTAAGCGCCTTGAATGCCTATCAAAAACAGTATCCTCCCGCCGAAGTCGGTATCCAGCGTCTATGCCGGATTCTTGAAGCATTTATGGGGATTGAAGATAGCCCGAGTTTTGATGATATTGAATCCGATGATGACAATATGATGGATGATCTTATGAATTTTCCTCAGGGTGGTTAAGGCTGCCCTGATTGATAAAAAATTGTAAGTTGGGTAAAGTCCAGCAGCAACTTAAAATAAATCGGATACAACTATGAAAAAATCATTGGGGACTTCATTTTTAGCATGTTTATTGACTGCTTGTGGAGGTGGGGGCGGAGGATCAGATCAAACAGGTGGTCAAGTAGCAACATCTGAAACAGGTATAAATAATTCAAGTTTTGATAGTTATACACAATTCAACTGGGCATCTGTGCAATTTGATACCGGTTTTGTTGAAGTAATCAAAAACATAAGAAATTCAGATATTTTGTATACAAATTATGCAAAATTGGAGCCTGATAATGTCGAATTGTATAAAAGACCAATATTGAGCAAAGATGGTTTATACGAATATGATCAGACCAACTATCCTCTGGGATATAGAACATATAAAGTGAACTACGTTTCTAAGGATGGAAACACATTTAATAAAACTCCTTATACTATAAAGGGACTTAACCAGTTCAAGATTCAGGAAAGTGGTAAGTGGATATCACTCGATAATGTTTTGATCAGCGAGAGAACTGCTGTCTACTGGAATTTATTAGCTACGCAATATCCAGATAGCGTCTGGTTTAAATCAGGAAAGCTCGGCCAGCAATTTAAAGACTTTTTATCATTAAGCAGAGCAACAAAATTTCCTTCAGGCTCAAAATGTTTTAAATCAGAAAAGATAACGTATTCTCAGCCTTTTTATGTGATTACGAACCAAGATGCCAAGGTATATGTTAATAATCAGTTAGTAAGTACATTTGACCAGTATTTAAGTGTAGCTGGTTCAAATAATATTTCAGGTAACTGGGGTGGCACACCATGGTCTTATCCTAAACAATACGATGATTCCAGATATTCAGCAGCTACCATATATACCAATATAAACAATAAACTCGCGGAAGGTTACTGGAGTAAAAATCCAGATATAACCATCGAAAAAAGGTTGAAAGTTTATGAGGATTTGCTTAGCGAATCGAATGTAGGTCAGGAAGATAAAGTATCTTTTAATGCTGCCATTCAAGAAATTAACACTGAGTGTACCTACTATAATGATATTGCAGCAAATTCAATTCAAAAGTTGATTAATCAAAGTACTCAGGATTAAGGCAAATTATTGATCTAAATAAACCCGCTCGGCGGTTTTCTCATTTTTAAGAGGTCGTTATGGCTCAATATTTATTTGGTGCAGGCAAAGTCTTTGCTACA